GCCCAAGTCGACTCTGACCTACGAGACCACCGAAGGCCGCAACGGCATCCTGATCGACTACGGCCTACAGCTGTATTGGGACGCGATCGCCGCCCGCCTCTCGATGGACGACGTCGTCCCGCGAGGGAAGCGGGTCGCCTTCGACGCCACCGCCATATCCAGCACCCCGACCCCGCCGCCGACCGGCCCATCATTGGAGGACTGATGACCACCACGACCGTCTACTTCACTCAGAACGCCCTGACCGCCGCCGCCGCCTCCGACGACCAGGAGCGCCGAGAGTTCTTCGGCCCGGTCGTGCCGTACAACGTGCCAGGCAACACGTCGGCGGGTCGCCTGCGCTTCCGCCCCGGCTCGCTGCGCCTGCCCGACGACCTGACCCGCGTCAAGCTGGTGTATGGCCACGAGAAGCCGCCGCGCCCGATCGCCTACGCCCACGCCGCCGAGCAGCGCCCGACCGAGCTGTTTATGCGCTTCGCCGCTGGCACGATCGAGCTGGCCCGCCAGGCGTACGTCGAATGCTCCGAACACCTGCGCGATGCGTTCAGCGTCGAGCTGGGCAACATGACTGTCCGCAACGGCTGGGTCGAGTCTGCCGACGTCGTCCAGGTCGCCCTGCTGCCCGATCCCGCCTTCACCACAGCCCGCGCCCTGGTGGCCAGCGACCACCCCGACCAGGGCGACCCCGCGCCCGACCAGCCGACCCTGCCCGACCCGCCAGCCGACGACCCGCCGCCGTCCGATAATCGTGCGTCGGCTCAACAGAATGCGGACACCGCCGCCGCGCCAGCCCAACAGTCAGGAGACACCAGCATGACCACGCCCGCCGTCACCGCCGCCGCCGCAGCCCCGGTCGGCGCCCGCCCCGGCTCGACCGTCACGACCCAGGCGCCCACGCCCGAGGCGTTCTTCGCCGCCCTGGTCGCGCGCCACACCAACCAGCGGCTCACTCCCGAGCTCGAAGCGGCGCTGCTCGACATCACCTACACCGCCAACCAGTTCGTCGCCTCGACTCAGTTCGAGGGCGAGCTGTGGTCGGGCGTGTCGTACCGCCGCCGCTTCGTGCCGTTGGTCGCCAACCGCCGCCTCACGTCCTACAAGGTCCAGGGCTGGCGCTGGGTGACCAAGCCAGCGGTCGCCGCCTGGGCTGGCAACAAGACCAACGTCCCATCCAACGCCGCCGTGACCGAGGCCGTCAACGTCGAGGCCGCTCGCCTGGCGGGCGCTCACGACGTCGACCGCAAGTTCCGCGATTTCAACGACACCGGGTTCTTCGAGTCCTACTACCGGGCCATGACCGAGTCGTATGCCCTGCTGTCCGACCAGGCCTTGGTGTCGGCCCTGCTGGCGGCGGCCACCGTGACCGCTGGCGGCCCGCTGACCACGCTGGCCGCTGGGCTGACCGCCGCGATCCTCGATATGCCCGACGATGCGATCCCGTCGTTCGCGGTCGTCGGCAAGGACCTGCTGCCCGACGCCCTGGCCGTCACCACACAGAACGCCCCGGCATATCTGCCGCTGCGTATCATCCTGACCGGGATCAGCGGCCCCGAAGTCAGCTTGGACGGCAGCTTCCCCGTCTATCCCTCCGCGCAGGCCAACGGGACCGTCCTGGTGGCCGCCCGCGAGGCGATGACGTTCTACGAGCTGGGCGAAGCGCCGATCCGCGTCGAGGCCGTCGACATGGTCAAGGGCGGCGTCGACCCTGGTGTGTTCGGCTACTACGCCACGATCACCAATGACGCGACCGCGATCCGCAAGATCGCTGTTACGCCGTGACCGACTACACCACGCCCGCCAAGGTCAAGGCCGCTGTCGGCCTTGGCCTTGGCGACGTCGCCGACGACACGCGGCTGGCCGATTCGGTCGCGGCGGCCAACGCCTGGGCGACCCGCCTGCCACACGCCCCTACCGACCCAGGCGACCCCGCCGAGGCCGACTTCGTCCTGGGCGTCACAACGCTCGCCGGTCGCCTCTACAAGCGGCGCACCAGCCCCGAAGGCTACGAGGCCACCGGCGACGGCCTGGCTGTCTACGTGCCCAAGCGTGACGCCGACATCGACCGGCTGATGCGCCTCAACCGTCCCAGGGTCGGGTGAGCCATGACCACCCTCGATGAAGCACTGGTCGAGATCCGCGACGCCGTCGCCGCCCTGGTCTACCAGGACGGCGAAGGCGGCAACATCAGGGCCACCGCCGACCCCGGCCACATCAACCCGCCCGGCGTATGGGTCCAGCTGGGCGACACCGAACACACCCTCGCATCGGGCGCCGTCGTGCAGGCGTTCCATCTGTGGCTGATCGCCTCGACGTCCGACACCGTCGAGGCCGTCCGCCAGATCGACCGGCTACGCCGTTCGATCGTCGGCCAGGGCGCCCTGTTCTGGCCCGACAACCCCGCCTCGTGGCTGCCCTTGCAGCTGCCCGGCGATGTCAAGCCGCTGCCCGCTCTGCGGCTCACCATCCGCACCCGCGTCGAGTAGGAGACCCCAGCCATGCCCGTGCAAGTAGTCAAAGTCGGACCAGGAACCATCAAGATCGGCGAAGTCGCCAGTGAGGTCGATTTCACCGCCCAAGTGCTCTCGGCGACCGTGTCGTGGGGCAAGGAAAAGGAGGACGATCGAAAGGTGCTGTCGGGCGAGACGGTGCCTGGTTCGACCACTCGCAGCGCCACGGTCGCCTGCACCGTGTTTCAGGACTTGGTCGCCTCCGGCCTGGTGCCCTACAGCTGGGCCAATAAGGGCGAGCAGGTGCCATTCGAGTACGTGCCGAACACGGTCGCCGGTAAGAAAATCACCGGAACGGTGACGGTCGAGCCGATCAGCGTCGGCGGCGACGTCGACTCTGACGCCGAATCAGAGTTCGAGTGGGACTTCGTCGGCGAGCCGGTATTGGCCGACGTCGTCTAATGGCCGCCCCCGTCGTCAAGGTCGAGGGCGCCCGCAGATTCAGGCGAACGCTACGTAAGGCCGGTAGCGACCTGTCAGAGCTGCGCGGCGCCCACGCCAAGGTCGCAGGTCTGGTCGCTTCGGCGGCCAGGCCGCCCGTCCGTTCTGGCGCCCTGGCCGCCACCGTGCGCGGCTCTGGCACCAAGACAGCCGCGATCGTGCGAGCTGGGTTCGCCACCGTCCCCTACGCCGGTCCCGTCCATTGGGGCTGGCCCGCTCGCGGCATCGAGGCGCAGCCGTTCGCCGTCGACGCCGCCCAGCAGACCGAGCCAGCCTGGGTCGCCGTCTACACCGCCGAAGTCCAGAACATCGTCGACAAAGTGAAAGGCGTATGAATCGTGTCTATGCGTAATACCGATAAGCGGCCCGTTCTCAACGCGGGCATTATCCGTGTCGTTCTCGAAGAGGCTGACGGCACGTTCACCGAAGGCGACGTCGAGATTGACGGTCGCGACATGCGGCGCTACGAGCTGGTGCGCGCCCGCCACAATTGGCCGTCATATCAAGGCGGCGGCGAGTTCTATTGGATGGCGTTCTGCGCCTGGTCCGCGTTGGAGCGATCGGGCGAGATTTCCGAGAAGTTCGAGGCATTCGAGGCCCGCTGCCTAGAGGCCTCGACCCGCGACCAGGACGGCGCCGAGAGCAATGACGGCCTGCGCCCTGGAATCTTTGAAGTGGACCCTACGAGCCAGGCGAGCGACATTACCTCTTAGTTGCCCTCGCCCTGGCCACCAGGACGCCCGTCCAGTCCTGGTATGACGCCGACGACCGAACCGTTGCAACCGCCCTGGCCATACTGCACAGCTCGAAAGGGTGAATCATGGGACGCCCCGCGATTCTCAAAGTCAGCATTCTCTCGGATGCCGATAACAAAGGATTCGACCAGCAAGGCCGCGCCGCCAGCAAGTGGCAGAAAGGCCTGTCGGCGGCCAACAGGGCGGCCAACGTCGCGATCGTCGGCATCGCCGCCCTGGGCACCGCAGCAGTCAAGTCGGCCAGCCAGGCGCAGCAGGCGGCGGGCGCGGTCGAGTCCGTGTTCGGTAAGCAGGCCGACTCGGTCAAGCGGCTCGCCCGAGGCGCCGCCGACAGCGTCGGCCTGGCCACGTCGCAGTACTCCGAGCTGGCCAGCGTTCTCGGCTCGCAGCTGCGGAACCTGGGCGTCTCCGAAGACAAGCTGGTCGGCACGACCGACGACCTGATTAGCAAGGGCGCCGACCTGGCGGCGACCTTCGGCGGCACCACAGCCGACGCCGTCCAGGCGCTCTCGGCTCTCATGCGCGGCGAGCGCGACCCGATCGAGCGTTACGGCGTGTCCATCAAACAGGCCGACATCAACGCCCAGCTGGCCAAGCAAGGCCTGGACGGGCTGACTGGCGCCGCCCGCAAGCAGGCCGAAACCAACGCGACGCTGGCCCTGCTGACCGAGCAGACCGCCGCCGCGCAGGGCCAGTTCGCCCGCGAGGCGACGTCGGCGGCGGGCGCCTCTCAGATCGCCGCCGCCAATGCCGAGAACGCCAAGGCAGCGATCGGCGAGGCGCTGTTGCCCGTGGTCGCCGCCGCCGCGCAGAAGTTCGCCGCTCTGGCCCGCTGGGTGCAGAACAACACCGCCGCCGCCCAAGGCCTGGTCGTCATCGTCGGCGGCCTGGTCGTCGCCGTGAAGCTGGTCAACGCCGCCACGGCTGTCTACACCGCGACCACGAAGGTCGCCACCGTGACCGCGAAGCTGTTCGGCCTGGCGACCAAGGCGAGCACCGCGGCCACCGTCACATCAACCGCCGTGACCAAGGGCGCGACCGCTGCGACCGCTGGCATGACCCTCGCCCAGCGGGCGCTGGCGCTGGCTATGCGCGCCGTCCCGATATTCGCCGTCATCGGCCTAATCGCTAGCCTGGTCGCGATCGTCGTGACCGCGTACAAGAAATCCGAGACCTTCCGCAACGTCGTCAACTCGCTAGGGCGGGTCGCCAAGGCCGCATTCAAGGCGATATTGAACGCCGCCAAGCCGCTAATCAGCATCGTGCAGCGCATCGTCGGCTGGGTCCAATCGCTGATTAACGCGATCCGTAACATTCACTGGCCCGAGCCGCCCGGCTGGGTAAAGTCGATCGGCTCTGCGATCGGCGGCCTGTTCGGCGCCTCGCCCTACCCAGGCGCCGGCGAACCTGGCGGCTGGATGAATAACCCCGCCGCCCTCGACGTGGCCCGCCGCGTCTCATTCATGCCGCACCTGGGCGGCGGCAGCTCCGACCCCGACGCCCTGGCCACCCTGGCAGCCCTGGCCTCTGGCGGTGGCATGACGGTAATCAACATCAACGGCGCCCTGGACCCCGACGCCGTCGCCCGCCAGATCGAGCGTCTGTTGCGCCGCCGTGCCAGCCGGACCGGGCGCGGCGTCATCACCAGGACGGTGACCGCATGACCGCCCGCGACGTCCAGATCGGCGTCGCGATCGACGGCGTCGACGTGCTCGATGCGGCGATCGAGCGGCTGACCGTGCCGTGGGGACGCGACAACCTGGACGACCAGCCCGACACCTCGACGGCCAAGCTGACCCTGGACGTCACCAGGGCGGGCTGGGACACCAACGCCCTACCGTTCGCCCTGGGTTCCGAAGTGGTCATCACCGCCACCCACAGCGGCGGCGACGTGCTGGTGTTCCGAGGCGCCCTAGATGAACCGGCCCTTTCGTTCGACCACGGCACCGAGCACGTCCACCTGACCGTGACCGCCGACGATCCGCTGGCCGACCTGGCCGCACTCTACGTAGGAGACGAACCCTGGCCGCTACAGACCGCCCAGGAGCGCGTCGACGCGATCCTGGCCCTGATCCCCACTCAGGTCGTTTTCGGCGCGTCCTGGCTCTCTGGCAGCCTGGGCGAGCTGCCAGAGCGGCTGTGGACGATCCAAGAACGCGACGTCGACCGCCAGCCCGCCCTGACCCTGCTGCACCAGCTGGCCGATTCCACTGACACCGCCTGCTACATCATTCCCGGCCCGATGATCGGCGGCGACCCCGAGGCCGACCCGATCGTCCCGCCCAACGTGCGAACAAACCTGCTGCTCTTCCATGGCCTCTCGCTGGATCACCCCGGCTATGAATTCGCCGAAGTCGGCGGCGTGTTCGTCCGCCAGCTGGTCACTGCCAGCGCCGAGCTGACCCTGTCAGCCGATCACCTACGCCCCGATACCGAGTACACCCGCGCCCGCGCCCAGCTGCTCACCGACGCCACCGTCATCTACGAGCCGACCCCAGGCAATGAGGCCGAAGTCAGGATCACTGCCGACCTGTCAGGAATCTATCGCCGCCTGCGCCGTGAGACGGCCCTGTCAGAGCTGACCGAGGCGACCCAGCTGGTCGAGCGGCTGTGGAGTCGCAACCAGCCGACCTGGCACACCGACACGCTCACCTGGGACGCTGACGACGGTGGCACGGCGGCCAACATGCTCGCCGTGTTGGACGCCTCGACCCGTATCGGTCTGGCCACCCTGATCGCCGACATGCCCGCCTGGGTGCCCACCGAGGCGCACTTCGTATTCATCGAGGGCGGCACGATCGAGTACGTCGCCGACCAGCTCGACCACGATGACGCCCACAGCGGGCGCTGGATCGTGACCATGAACGTCGTCCCGTCGACCGGCATCGGGCGCGGCATCAGCTACGCCGAGACGCTCACCAACCATCCGACGATGACGTACGCCAACATCGACCCCGGCATCAGTTACGCCGCCGCCCTCTCGATTGGAGTCTGAACCCGGCCATGGCTGACCTACTGACCCCGCACCTGGGATTCCCATACCCCAACCCCGACGACCCGCTGGGCGGCGTCGACGCCACTGTTGGCGCCCTGGCCGACGCCGTCGAAACGTACTTCCGTAATCGTTTCCCCTCTGGCGCCTCTACCTCGATCGCCGATACGACGATGCCCGCCGCCGCTGGTGTATGGGAGCAGGTCGCCACTGGCGGCGCCTCGCAATTCACCGCGCCGCCGCTGGTCAATGGGCGCGTAATCATCGAGTTCGAATCTGAACTGCAGATCGACTTAACCGCTGTAATTACGCCCGCAAATATCCGCCAGCTATGGCTGACCGTCGTAATCATCGAAGGAACATCATCAAGCCCTGGCGCGATTGTCGACCCCGCCACCGATAATGACGCCCTTATGGTCGGTGTCGCGGGCGCCTCTGGATCGGCGAATGCAGTGCGCGCTGGCTCGTCGTTTCTATCCGCCACCCTGACCCCAGGCGCGACCTATCACACCCGCTATTACAAGAAGGTCAGCCATACGACCAGCTGCGCAATCAAAATCGGCAATCGAGGCCTGCAAATTCGAACCAAGTAGACAGGAGACACACCAGCATGACCGTTACCGAGTATGTGCCCCGGTCGTATTGGACCAGCACCCCGCAGGGCGTGAATTACCATGACGACGATGAGCGTATCCCGCAGCTGGTCGCCGCCAAGCTGCAAGGCCTCGCCGTTCACTACCCAGGCGACGGCAATCTGATCTATGCGAATCTGACCAAGGGCCAGGTCGGCGAGAAGATCAGAGCCTACTGGCGTCATCACGTGCTGACCCGTAAGTGGTCGGACATCGGCTACCAGGCCGCGATCGACCAGGCCGGTCGAGTGTGGGACTTGCGAGGCCTGTCTTACCGGCCCGCCGCCCACGCCTCGACGTCCAACCGTGACGCCAATGAGGAGTTCGGCGCCGTGCTGTTCGTCATCGGTAATTCCGAGATGCCTTCGGCCAGGCTGATCGCCGCATTCAACACTTGGGCCAGAGAACGCTGGCTCAAACATTGGCCCAAGGCGACCAAGCTGACCGTTCATCGTCGCGTGCCAGGCGCGCAGACCGCCTGCCCCGGCAGCCGCACGGTCGCCCTGGTCGACAGCGGCAAGCTGCACCTGGGCGGCCCGTCGACCCCCCCCCCCGCCACCAGCCCGACCAAGCCCAGCGTCAGCCTGTCCAAGCTGATCGCCGCCGCCCGCACCGACCCGCCTCGCAGCTCGACCAAGGCCAGGTATCCGACCGGAACCAAGCGGGTCGAAGCTGCCCTGGTCGCCGAAGGCCTGCTCGATCGCCGCTATCGCGACCGGCTGGGTCACTTCGGCTCGAAGACGGTCGCGGCCTATGCCGCGTGGCAGCGCCGCTGCGGCTACACCGGAAGCGACGCCGACGGCATCCCAGGCAAGGCGTCGCTGACCAAGCTGGGCACCAAGCACGGATTCACGGTGCACGCATGACGGTCCCCGAGCCGCTGATTGCCGCCGCCGCCGCCGTGTTCGTCGTCGTGCTCGCAGCACTGCTGACCGACATCGGTATCTGGCGCCGCTCGCTGGCCAAGGATCTGCGCCACTTGACCGAGCGGGTTGCCGTGGTCGAAACCTCGATCCGCTACATGGCGCCCAGGGCGCACAGCCGCGCCCGCCACGAAGTCGAGGACAACGGCCCAGCGCCCTAGCTGTTGTCAGATACCTACAACCCTCGAAATCGCCGAAATCCCCTGACCTGCGCCGATGCCAACCGCGGCCGCGACGCCGGCGACAGGGAAACCTACAAAGAGAAAGGCTCTGACCGTGACACCATCTCGACCCGTCCTGCTGGCCCTGTCCATCCTCGCTGGGCTGAAAGTCCTGACGTCCGCCGCCGTGTTCGCCGACCTGATCGGCGACCAGGCGACCGGCCTGGTCGTCGCTGGGCTGGCCGCCGTCGACGTCGCCGTGGCGTTCTACCTGCAAGGCCAGGTGACCCCGTTCGCCGACGTCATGGCCTACCAACGTGACTCCGAAACCCTCGCCGGTCCCGCCTTCCATGGCGTACCGACCGGCCAGCCGGTATCGGTCAGGCTGACCAGCCCCCACACACGACCCCAGCTGTAACGATTGACACCCGGCCCCAGGGTGTCTACCGTCAGGTGTGGGCGGCAATCCCGCCGCCCGCACCTGACCCGAAAGGGGACGTAATGAGCAGCATGCACGTCGGCCCGTTCGTAGGCACGATCCATGCCGAATGGAACAACCGAATCGAGCGCGTCACAGCCGGTATCGGCTCTGACGCCTCGATGCACCTACACCCGCCAGAGGCCTACCAACTGGCCGCCGAGCTGATCGCCGCCGCCGACGCCGCGACCGGCCAGGAACGCCGGTATGACGTCGCCCGCCTGGTGACCGAGAACACTCTGATCGGCGCCAAGATCGACCCCGTCGAGGTCGACCGCTTCGCCTCTGCCGCTTCGCTCGTCAAGCAGATCGGCGGCGACAATGTCTAGGGGCAGCGCGCAGGTCGCGATCCGTTTCCCCGATGACGTGCTGGCCATGCTCGACCAGCTCTGCGAAACTCTGCCGCCGCTACCGGCCAGCCTGCGCGAGTACGTCGCCCAGGGCGACCGTGACGCGGTACAGCTGTCCAGGGCGGCTGTCGTGCGCCTCGCTGTGGTGAACCTGTTCTCGCTTGGCAGGGTGATCGAGACGCCGACGATCGAGCAGCTGGCCAGCATCGGCCAGAAGTTCGCCATACACGACCCCGTCGAGCTGATCGAAATGCTGACCTACGATGTCGGCGCCGCCCGCCGAGTCATCATGCGAACGATGGATGAATGGAGCGGCAGGTAATGGGCGATCGAGGCCTGATGTTTCGAGGCAAGGGCGTCCGTCGCCGCACCCCGATCAGCGTACGCGGCATGCGCCTCTATGACGCCCTGCCGCCCGCCGAGGCCGCCCGCCGCGCCTGGGTCGATCCTGGCCTGGCGCCCGCCTGGCATGCCGCCATGAAGGCCGAAGTCGCCAAACACATGCCGCTGCTGGCCCGCGCCCTCGACCGGCTCGCTGACGAAAGGCGGCACCCATGTGGCGGCTGATTCCAAAGCGCGTCCGCATCCGTCGAGGCGCCGTTCACGCCGAGTATTTCCGCAAGGGCTATTCGGCGGGCGCCGCAGGTGCCAACGCCCGCCTGGCTGGCATCGCCAATCTTCACCGCCCAATCGACCGGGCGAAGGTGTGTCGTGCTGGCTGTGGTGAATGGCCGTGCTCGACCTATCAGATCGCCGCAGGCGAAGAATGGAAGGTGTACCCATGACAGCCCGATACGGCGGCCAGCTTGCGATGTTCCTAGCCCTGGCGGTGATCGGCCTGATTCTGGCCACCGTCGCCAAGGGCCAGGCCGTCGACCCGCTCGAGCGGCATCCCGAGCCGGTCCCGACCCGAGTGGAGTGCTGCCGATGATCCGCCAGTTGGACGAAGCAAGAGCGCCCTGGGTGCATCTGGCCCGTAAGGCATTCCAGGCAGGCCTGGACGGCGACTGGCACCGTGTCAACGCCGCCGTCCAGGCGATCGACATTCGCTACCCCGGCAGCATGCCCCAGGTCATGCTGGCCTGGATCGACACTGCCGCTGTCAACATCGGGCTGACGCCCGAGCTGCTAGAGGCGATCCAGCGGCGAGGCGAACCGATCCAGACCGTCTATCTCCGCGAGGATGACGGCCAGCTGGACAACGCCGACAACGTCGAGCCAGCGATTGCCAACGCGGGTCGGCTGATTACTGCCCGCCTGGCCAACGACGAAGCCACCTGGGTCGCTGTGATCCGCGCCGTGCCCGGTAACGCCGAGTGGACGAAGCTAGTCGCCCGCGTCCTAGAGGCATGCGTCTTCGCCATTATGCGCGCCCACGAAGGCCTGCCGACCTGGATACACCCGGCCAACGAATGACCGAGCAGCCGCTATGGTCCGAGCAGCCCGTCCAGGGCGACGATCCTGGGCGGGCTGCCGCGCCTTCGCCCGGCCCCGCCGAACGTCCGCATACCGATCAGCCGGCGGTCGATAATCGGACGGCGCCCACCGATGATCTGCCCTTCGACTTGCAGCGCCGACACTGCCGCCAGCCAGGCTGTCGCTGCACTCACGACCAGGGCTGCGAGTTCGGCTGGATCGACACCGGGCGCACTACCCGGCCATGCCCTACGTGTTACCCGTTCAAGCAGCCGTTAGCGGGCGAGACACCCGATGCTTGGCAAGCGCGGCTACGGCACCAGCGAAAGGCGAAGCGATGACCCGCGAGCAGCGACGAAGGGCGTATGAGGCCGCGTTGCGAGAGCGCCTGACCACCATGCGCCTCGACGGCGGCCAACGACGTCCGTGCGTGTCCTGCGGCCTCTGGACGTTCCTAATGGACCTGGACGGCCAGCCTAGGCATGCCCAATGCTCCGAAGTTCCCCAGGCGTCGAAATGAGCGCCATAGCCTACCGAGGCGACGTCAGCCATGGCGCCTGGCTGACCTATCAGGCGCTGGCTCGATCGAGGCCGCATAAGGGCGGGCTGCGCCAGGTCGGGCGCTGTCGCCTCGCCTCGATCCTGCGCCGCACGACCCGCCAGATCAGCCGCTATGTCGCCGAGCTGCGCGCCGCTGGGTACATCGAAGTCATCCCGCCGCGCCGCCTACGCACCCCGAAGGGCTGGCGCACCATCGAAGTCAACCGCTATCGGCTGCATCGCCGCAGCTCACCCAGGAATGACATGCGCGTCATCCCCCCCCCTTCGGGGGTCGAGCGGCGGCGCCCTGCGGGCGAGCCGACGCCGCTACCGCCACCATTCGCCGCCGACCCAACGGCGGCCAGCCCGCCGACCGAGGCCTTCCGAGCTGCCAGGGCAGCTCTGCGAGCTACCAGGCGACGAAGATGACCAGTCAGCTACGCCCGACCGGCTCGACCACGGCCTGGCGCCGCACCAGGGCGACAGTGCTGCATCGCGATCACCACAGCTGCCAGTACCCCGTCGACGGCCATGCCTGCGCCCCGCGCCCTGGTATTGAATGCACCGACAGCGACCAGCACTGCGGCGCCTACGCCAGCACCGCTGGCCATGTCATACCCCGCAAGCTCTGGCCGCCTGGCAAGCCAGGCGTCGATAGCCCTGCCAACGTCCGAGCCGAATGCGCCCGCCATAACTACCGTGGTGGCGCCGAGCTGACCAACGGCAAGCCAGCGATCGACATACCCGCCTACCGTACTCCGCTATGGGAAGGATGACCCGTTATGCAACCTACTTTCAGTGAGTCGCTGACCTTCCGCCACGATGACGGCTGCGCCGATGACGTGCTGGTCAGCCTGACTAGGGCCAAGCCGCAGTATCGAGGCCGCCTGGGTGTCGCCCTCTGCCCCGGCTGCAAACAGCGCGGCTTCATCGACATCGACACCTTTGCCCAGCCCTACACCGTGCTACCGTCATCGCCGTCAGCTGGTCCCCCAACTGGCTGATGATCCACCCAGGGCCAGGCCCGCCACGACCCGCCAGCTGGACGGCGAGCGGCCTGACCTAGCGGGCTGGCAGCCGGTCC